AGACGATCTTAAATCAACAATTACTAAGAAGGGTGGTGTTGCTTTTGCAAATAGATTCCAAGTATTCTTTACACCCCCGACGGCTAATATGAAAAGCCTACTAAGTCAAAGTCTTGGATCATTGGTAGGATCATTGATTGATACTGCAGTCAGCGGTGGATCAGCTAAGAATTTAATACCTGACCCCAGGGATACATCAATCCTTTGTGAGTCAGTTACACTGCCCGGCAGACAAATATCTACATTAGATTATATTGCAGATAAGCAGGCAGTCAAAATACCTTATACAGTTATTAATGAAGATGTGACAATGTCTTTCCTTCTTACTAACGATTATCATATGAAGAAAATGTTTGATGATTGGACCGGTGCCGTTATTGATCTTAATTCATATAAAGCAGGATACAAAAAAGATTTCTGTTGTGACGTTGTAATACAACAACTGAATCAACAAAATAAGCCGGTGTATGGTGTACGTTTGGAAAATGCTTTCCCAACAACTGTAACATCGGTACAGTATGATAGTAATAGTGAAAATACTATCAACAAATTGAGTGTGACTTTGAGTTACGATAATTATGTGCCGGAAGGCGCTTTGCAAAGCTTAGGATCTACTGTAGGAACACTTGCAGATATCTTAGGTTAAAATATAATAGGAGAATATAATGGCTTTACCAAAATTGAGCGTGCCACAATATGAAGTTAAATTGCCTTCAACAGGTGAGGTTCTTAGTTTAAGACCATACCTTGTAAAGGAAGAAAAAGTATTAATGATAGCATTGGAATCCAGTGACCCAGTCCAAATTTCAAATGCTGTTAGAAATGTTATACAAGCTTGTTATGATTTAAAAGATCTAAAACATCTTACGGTATTTGATATTGAATACCTATTCCTACAGCTAAGAGGTAAATCTGTAGGTGAAGAAATGGAATTGCGTATTAAGTGTACGCATTGCGAAGAGCTTAATCCATTTGTTGTAGGTGTTGATGAAATCACAGTTAAAAATGAGAAGCCTGATAACATTATAATGCTTACTGGAGATGTTGGAGTTGAAATGAAATATCCTTCAGTAGATACCTTTGCTGCATTAGATATTGAAAAACTAAATTCAGTTGAAGGTGTAATGGATTTAATTATTGAGTGTGTTGATAAAGTATTTGATGCTGATAATGTATATGGCGAAGGTGATATGAGCAAGAAAGAATTGGTCGAATTTATTGAAAATCTAAATTCAGAGCAATTCAAAAAGGTTCAATCATTCTTTAATAGTATACCAGCAATTGAATACAAAGGTGATTTTAAATGCGAACATTGTGGTGAACACAATGATGTTGAGTTAAAAGGCTTACAAAGTTTTTTTTCATAAGCCTCTCACATGAGAGTTTGATTAATTATTATAAGACAAACTTTGCATTGATGCAGCATCATAATTATAGTTTGACTGAATTAGAAGAGATGTTGCCGTGGGAGAGGCAGATATATGTAGGATTACTACAGCAACATATAGAAGAACAAAATGAAAAGATAAAAAATAGAAGGTAATGAGATGACAGAAGAAGCTAAAAAAGAGGGTAACTACCACCCTGCTGATACTAACGGAGACGGAAAGGTGTCAAAAAGAGAAGAAGAACTTTATTTAAAGTTTAAAGAAAAAGAGCTAGAAGATGCTGATGCAATGCGTGATGCGCAACGTAATATGACTTGGTTTGCACTAGGTGGATTATTACTATACCCATTCGCTGTTGTTATTGCATCTCTTGCAGGTTTAGACCAAGCCCAAGAAACATTAGGTGATATGGCACCAACATATTTTGTTGCTGTTGCTGGTATTGTTGCTGCTTTCTTTGGCACCCAAAACTTTGGGAGTAAAAAATAGCATAGGAAATAACCATGGCTGAAGACAGAAGAGAAGAAGATAAGTCAGAATTTCAAGAATTAATTGAACTGATGACCGAGAATAATCGGGCTACAGGCGAGATTGAGGCTGATGGTAGGAATACCAGAAGACACCTTTTGGAAATGAAAAACATGCAAAAGGTAGCTCTTGAAACGAGTGCAAGTATCAATTTTGGCTTTGAAAACTTTTTCGAAATGATGGATGCCAATAAGCTAGCTGATCAAGAAAGAGCAGCTGAGCAATATTTACTATTTGATTCAATTAAAGAAACATTACAAGAAGGTATAAAAACTAAGCCAGAAGAAAAAGAAAAGAAAAAGAAAGACGGCGGCGGTATGAAAGTCTTAGGCAAATTGGGAGCTATGATGGGTCCTATTGCTATGGCCGCTGGTGGTCTTCTTGCTGGTGTAGGTATTGGTGCTGCAGGTTTAACCTATGCAATGGGTCAAATGGAAGACATGGATACCCAAAAGATTAAAGATAATGTTGGTGATCTTTTAGGTTTAGCCGATGATCCAAGAATGACGCCTGAAGCGGTGGCCGGTGTAAGTGCTACAATGCTAGCTCTTGGCGTTGGTTTAGCTGCTTTCTCATTAGGTGAAGGTGCTGCAAAAGCAATAGGTAAGTTTGAATCCGAGGCCGATTGGACAGGTAAGATTAAAGAAAATATTGCAGATCTTTTAAGTATTGCTGATCTTGAAAATATGACACCTAAACATGTTGCTGGAGTATCTGCTACTTTAGGCGCATTGGGTGTTGGTCTTGCTGCATTTGGTATTGGTAAAGCCGCCGATGGTGTTGGTGAGGCTATTAGTAAATTCTCTGGTGGTGGTAACTTTGCTCAAGGTATTAAAGATGAAGTAGAAACGCTACTTTCTATTAAGACCGAAGGCTTTGGTAAAACAGCTGGTTTGGTTGCAACCCTTGGTGGTATAGGTTTAGGTTTAGCCGCATTTGCTGTTGGTAAGGCAGGTTCAGGTGTTGCTGCTGGTTTAGATAAATTTACTACCGGTGGTAATTTTGCTGATAATATCAAAGAAGAAGTAGAGACATTACTATCCATCAACACCGGTGAAGATGGACAGGTTGGAGACTTTGTTGGTACAATGGCCGCACTGGGTGCAGGTCTTGTTGCATTCGCCATAGGTAAGGGCGCAAGTAGTACTGCAGATGCTATTGATAAATTTACTGAAGGCGACTTTGCTGAAACTATTGCAAAACAAGTTGATACATTATTAATGGTTGGTGATAATGCTAGTGCAGAAAGAACTGCAAAGGCAACTACTGTTTTAGGAGCTCTTGGCGTTGGATTAGCAGCCTTCGCTGCAGGTAAAGGATTAAATACCCTTGCTGATTTAGGTGCAAGTATTGTAGGATTCTTTACTGGTACTAAATCTCCAGTAGAACAAGCTATTGAAGTAGGCGAAAAGGCTGATCAAATAGAAGCCGGTGCAATTGCATTTGAGAAATTCTTAGATGTATTCCAAAAGTTTGCTGATATGTCCAATACAATTGAATTAGATACAAATATTGATGAGGCCATTGAAGATCTTGATAATTACACTAGAGTATTAGAAACAATAGTCCAAGGTGGTACATTAACCAAAGGTAGAAACTTTAAAACTGACGGCCTAGCTAATATAACTGAAGACGTTGATAAAGCTATAGCAAACGTTAGTCGCTTAAGAGATGTATTGAAAATAGAAACAAATGGACAGGAAATGCAGCAAAATGATTCCGTTGCTGAAACAAGTAATAAGATTATTACCCTATCCGCTGAAAATATGGAGTTAAAATTACCTGAAGCATTTAATGCAGAAGCAATGGCTAAGGCAATAGGTGGAGGTAGTAACTCTATTATTACTGATAATAGTAGTAAAACTGAAATTGCTGTTATGCAGCAATCTCAACCAGATAAAATAGATCAATCCGTTCAAGGACCATATTAAAAAAAGGGGACTCAAAAGAGTCCCCAAAGTTTCCCAACTATCTTATTCTTATTATCCCTGCTGGGCTAACCTATCAAAGTACGAGAGTGTATCCTCTTCTCCTCCATCATCAGCAGCAAAAGGTGCTGAATCAGCTTCGGCCATGACAGGTTGTTCTACCACTGGAGCTTCAGCCATAGGCGCTTCAACAGCAACATGACCAGCATCAACTCCTAGAACTTTATTAAGCTTAGCTTTGAGTTCATCATAAGACTTATAATTCTTAGGATCAATGAAGTCTTGTAGTGAGTATAGTTTGTTATATACTTCTTCCAATCTATCCTCTTCTCCATTCATCAGTGCTGTTTGTCCAGCAAACTCTGACTTATCATAGTTTACCCAACCTTCAACTTTACGGATTTTAATTTTAAAATCAGCACCTTCCCAGAAATCATAAGGGTTCACAGGATCTTCATCTGCAAATTGTGGTTGCATTACATCCATGATTTTATCAAAGATCTTTTTACCAAATTTGTAAAGGAATACCTTACCTTCATTTTCAGGATTAGCAGGATCAGAAACGACTAAGACATTTGATACATAGTGTAGACGTCTTTTCCTTTCCCTTGCAGTTGCCTTATCTTCATCACGGCCACTATTCCATAATACTGAATTAGCTTCAGATACTGGATCGTCTTGACCAATTGAAGTAAGACTGTTTTCAATATACCATAGACCAGTAGGACCTTTAAACCCGTGATCCCAGTATCTTACCCAAGGTAGATCTTCACCTTCCTTTGCTGGTAAGAAACGAACTACGGCGTAACCATTTCCTGCTTTATCCCTGGTGGGTTTCCAAAAGCGATCATCGTCGTATGACTTTGTTTCTGCTTTTGTAGTAGATACAGCTTCTGCTGCTTTTACGAGTTTGTCGATTGACGAGCCTCGTGCACTCTTAAGATTTGCAAATGACATATATTTTCTCCTTATATAACATCGTATTTACTGAATTATCCACTTTATACATTATATTATAACACATTATTGTGCTTTTGTAAACTGTTTTTGTAGCATTGTTATGCACTTACTACGATTAAAGTTTACAAAGGGTGTATACTTTT